AAACTTAGATTATAGTTTATGTTTTATGTGGGATTCAGTAGGTTCTGTACCTTGTAAAATGACTTATGAAGGTAAAGGTGGTAAACAACACAATGCATCCGCATTAGCAGATAAGATTGGAATGGGTATTAACCAAAGAATTTCGGGTTCTCGTAAGTCTGATTCAAAATACGAAAACACTTTGATTATTGTTAATCAACCATGGGTTGAATTACCGGATAATCCTTTTGGACAACCGAAGATTAAAGCTAAAGGTGGAGAGGCGATTTGGTTAAACTCATCATTGGTTTATTTATTTGGTAACCAAAAAGGCGCTGGAACAACTAAGATTACTGCAACTAAAGATAAACGAACTATTAAGTTTGCTTCAAGAACAAAAGTTTCGGTAATGAAGAATCACATCAACGGATTAGGTTATGATGATGGAAAAATTATTGTAACACCACACGGATTCATTGCGGGTAAAGATAGTGCGGAAGAAAAAATTAATATTGAAAAATATAAAAAAGAATACGCAGAATATTGGAAGGATATCATCGGAACTGATGGTGACTTCGACCTAAAAGAAGAAAAAGAAGAAAGAGAATTTTAAAATATTATTCACCTCTAAATCACCAATGTGATTAAAACATTATTAGTAGATGGGTCCAACTTAATGAAGATTGGATTCCACGGAGTAAAAGACCTCTATAGTGACGGAAGTCACTTAGGGGCTATTTACCACTTTATAAATACAATTCGGAAATTCCTTGAGGAACATAACTACGATAAGGTAGTTGTGTTCTGGGATGCCGAACATAGTTCATCCACTCGGAAAGAACTTTATCCACAATATAAAGGAAATAGAAAACAAGATATGAATGAGTTTAAGTACGAATCATATCTACAACAAAACGCTCGTATTAAAGAATATCTTGAGGAAGTCTTTGTTAGACAAGTTGAGATGATTAATAATGAGGCGGATGACTTGATTGCTTATTATTGTCTGAGAGCAACTAATGAAGAGATTACCATTTTTTCATCAGATAAAGACCTTACACAACTTATTTCGGATAAGGTAACCATTTACTCGCCAAACGCAAAACAATACTTTAAACAGGGTGATATGATTACCATAAATAAAGTTCAGATACCACATTATAATGTATTACTTTGTAAGATTCTCACCGGAGATAGTTCAGATAATATTAGTGGAATTGAAGGTTTAGGTGAAAAAACTTTGGTTAAATTATTCCCGGATATGCTGGTTAAACCATGCACTATTAACGAAATACGAGTTAATGCCGGGATTCTCATGCAAGAAAAGAAATCAAAAGTATTGGAAAATATTTTGACTGGTAAAACAAAAAATGGTATAATTGGTGAAGAGTTTTATACTACAAACGAAAAAATAGTTAATTTATCTAACCCTTTAATAACAGACGATGGAAAAGAATTAGTTGACCAAATTATCACAGACACGATTGACCCTACTGATAGGGGATACAAAAACTTAATGAGGATGATGATGGAGGACGGACTCTTCAAATATCTTCCAAAAAACGATGAAGCTTGGGTAAACTTCCTAAGACCATTCATGAAATTAACAAGAAAAGAAAAACGAAACACAAACAAAAATTAAATTTATGAGAGAGCAAGAAAGCACTAAGATGGAATTTTTATTGACATTAAACGATAACATCGTAGTCCAAAGATTCTTTAACGTAAGAGGGTTCAACCCAAAAGCAAAAAGTTCGGTTGAACTATATGAATTCCTTGCAGAATTCAAAGAAGAACTTCAAGAATACTTGAAAATGAAGACTTTAGTCTATATGATGGACAATAAAGATTCTATCATTCACGACCCAAGTATTATGGACACATCGTTCACTGATGGACCTGAAATGTTTAACATTATTATCAAATTAGGGGAACAGACAATTTGTCATAGAATTTTTGATGGAAAATTTTATCCGCCAAAAGTTCGTTATACTGTCGATGTAAGACCTTTCCTGAAGGAAACTCTTCGAGGATTGACTGACATTTTTTCAGATAAAAAATTAAGTTACAATTATTTGGAACTTGACTTAAGTAAGTAAGTATTTAATAATACAAGGGTAACTTTTAAAACAATTTATGAACAAAAATTTCGATTATTTAGGGAACACATTTCAATTACAATTACTGAATCAGATTATATTAGATAAGGACTTTTCATCTTCAATTATGGATGTTATTGAGCCAATCTATTTCGACAACAAGTACTTTAAAATCATTTTACAGATGACAAAGGAGTATCACAAGAAATATGAATCTACTCCTAATTTCGATACTCTTGAGCAGATAGTTAAGTCTGAAATCTCCCAAGAGATGGTTGCCAAGATTGTTTTGGACACATTAACTCAAGTTAAAGAGGCTCCATTTGAAGGAACTACTTTCGTTCAGGAGAAGGCCTTGAAGTTCTGTAAACAACAAGAACTTCAAAAGGCGATGGACAAAGCTCAAAAGATTATTACTCAAGGGGATTTCGAATCTTACGATAAGGTAGAAGGACTTGTAAGAGAGGCGTTACAGGTTGGGGAGATAGATAAAGGTCAAACGGATATCTTCGCTAATTTAGACACCGTACTTGATGAGGACTATCGTCACCCAATTCCAATGGGAATTAAGGGGATTGATAAATTACTTAAAGGTGGATTAGCTAAAGGTGAGATTGGAGTAATATTAGCACCAACCGGTGTTGGTAAGACAACTATCTTATCTAAAATTTCAAATACCGCGTTTAATCTTGGGTACAATGTTCTTCAAATATTTTTTGAGGATAATCCAAAGATTATTCAAAGAAAACACTTCACAATGTGGACTGGTATTGAACCGGATAATTTGGTTCAAAATAAAGAAGAGGTAATGAGTAAAATTACTGAAATTAAAGAGACAATGCAAAATCGATTGGTTTTGAAAAAGTTAGCATCGGACACGATGACTATGAGTCAAATTAAGAATCAGGTTAGAAAGATGATTGCGGATGGTGTTAAACTTGATATGGTTTTATTAGACTATATTGATTGTGTATTACCGGAATCAAGTAGTAAAGATGAATGGAAAGCTGAAGGGTCTGTAATGAGAGGGTTTGAGGCGATGTGTCATGAACTTGATTTAGTTGGTTGGACGGCAACACAAGGTAACAGAGCTTCAATTTCATCAGAAGTTGTAACTACAGACCAGATGGGTGGGTCAATTAAAAAGGCACAAGTTGGTCACGTAATTATTTCCGTGGCTAAAACATTACAACAAAAAGAAATGGGTCTTGCAACTATTGCGATTACTAAAAGTCGTTTAGGTCAGGATGGGGTTGTTTTTGAGAATTGTAAATTCAATAATGAATTACTTGAGATTGATACTGAAAGTTCAGTAACATTCTTAGGATTCGAGGAACAACAAGAAGATAGAAAAAGAGATAGGGTTAAAGAACTATTAGAAAAAAGAAAACAAAGAGAACAGAGTCAACAACAAATTTAATTTAAAACATGAAGGAAAAAATTTTAGAACCAAATAATGACAGATTTGTCATATTCCCTATCGAACATAATGATATATGGGAATTTTATAAACAACATCAAGCGGCGTTTTGGACCGCGGAAGAAGTGGATTTATCTAACGATATTAGAGATTGGGAAAATCTATCTGATAATGAGAGATACTTCCTTAAAAATATATTGGCGTTTTTTGCTGCGTCTGATGGTATTGTAAATGAGAACTTAGCCGAGAATTTCTTAAAAGAGGTTCAGTACGCTGAAGCGAAGTTCTTTTACGGATTCCAAATTATGATGGAGAACATCCACTCGTTAATGTATTCATTATTAATTGACACTTATGTGTCTGATGATAAAGAAAAAGACGAATGTTTCCACGCAATTGACCGATTACCGGCAGTTCAAAAGAAAGCTAAATGGGCTCTTGATTGGATTGAGAATGCTTCATTCCAAGAAAGATTAGTTGCATTCGCGGCAGTTGAAGGTATATTCTTCTCAGGTTCATTCTGTTCAATCTTTTGGATGAAATCAAGAGGAATTATGCAAGGATTATGTAATGCTAACTCATTAATCTTTAAAGATGAGAACTTACATTGTGATTTTGCTATTCATTTGATTAATAATCATGTTGAAAACAAACCAAGTGAGAAAAGAATTAAAGAAATATTATTATCTGCATTAGAGATTGAAAAAGAGTTTATTACAGAGTCTTTACCTGTATCTTTAATCGGTATGAATTCAAATTTGATGAAACAATATTTGGAATTTGTAACTGATGGGTTATTGGTTAAATTTGGTTGTAAAAAACATTTTAATGTTGACCAACCATTTAAATTTATGGAACAAATTGCTGTTGAAACAAAAGGTAACTTTTTTGAATCAAGAACTATGGAGTACCAAAAAGCTAAATTAGGTGAGTCGTTAACATTCACAGATGAGTTCTAATTAAAAACATATGATGTCATTAAAGATTAAAAAAAGAGGGGGAGATGAAGTTTCATTTAACCCTCAAAAAATTTACAATAGAGTTAAACGAGCGGCCAAAGGGTTAAATGTTAATTCAGACGAGATTTTTATTAAAGTAATTACTTCAGTACCAACTGAAGGGTTTATTACAACTAAAGAGTTAGATAAATTAGTATACGAAATCGCTGCGTCTTATACAGGTAGTCATCACGATTATTCAAGACTAGCGTCATCTGTTGCTATTTCAGCGTATCATAAAGAAACTGACGAAAGTTTTTGTAACACAATGCACACCTTACACGTTGATGGTATCATTAATGATAAGTTAATGGAAACTATTGAACTTTATGGTCCTGAAAATATTGATTCTGTAATAAACCACGAGAATGATTACAATTTTGATTATTTTGCGTGGAAATCATTACAAGAAATGTATTTGTTAAAAAATCCTGAAGGTAAAGTAATTGAAAGACCTCAACATATGTATATGAGAGTTGCTCTATGGGTTACTAAATCATTTGAACAAGCGGTTGAGTATTACCAATCATTGTCAAATCAACTTATTTCTCCTGCAACACCAATTATGATTAATGCGGGAACTAAGACACCTCAATTAGCATCTTGTGTATTGAAATACAATAACGGGGATTCAAGAGAAGGTTTATTACAAACATTCAATGATATTTCAACTTATTCATCTGATGCTGCGGGTATTGGATTATGTATGTCAAACATTCGTAGTAAAGAGAGTCGTATTAATTCATCAGGTGGATTTGCTGGTGGTTTACTAAAATACTTAAAAATTGTTAATGAAGGATTAAGGTTCTTTAATCAACAAGGAAGAAGACCGGGTAGTGCAGCTATCTACATTGAACCTTGGCATAAAGACATCATTGATTTACTTGAA